TCAGGGAGAGGGTCATTCGTCCCTACTGGCGTAATTCCTAAATTAGAAGATGAAAACACATTCACCTGATTAACAGTAAATGGAACGTTTACTATCCCAAAGTTTGGAACATTAACCTCCAAGTTTGGTGCAGAGACAGCTGGTGGAGTAGTTGGGTATGTAGATGCGTCAGCAACAGCCATTGTTAGCGTGTTGTATGTTGGAACTACAATAATGTCTAGTTGCAGAGTTGGCATGGGAGTTATAAATAAAATGCCAGAGGACTTTGAGAACTAATCCTCTCACCCTCTGGCATAGGTTGTAGAAATTTTAACTTACCTACTATTAAGGAATCAAAGTGCTAGTAGTAGTAGTAGTTGATGTTGGAGGTCCAGTAGTGCTGGTAGTAGTAGTAATACAAACATTGTTGTCAACTACAGTACCAAGAGCAGCCTCAAGAACAGCTTCAACAGCAGCAGCGATACCAGCATTACCTGGAGTGGCAGCATTAGGAGCAGCAAGGATAACCATGCTATCCTCATAGATGTAATCACCCCACTGATAAGCAGAACGATCATACTGATTGAACTTGATGTAGTAGGTATCATAAATGGTACCAGTAGTTACATAAGTCTCAAAGTTCTCGTTGTAGCCATTCATTCTGTATAAGTGCTTCAAGTAACCTGCCTGATAGCTGTAGAAGTTTTTCTCAAGCTGAGCAATTTCTTCAGCAGTACCAGTTGGGTAAGAAGCTCTCTGAACAACAACAGGGTCAGCAACAATATCACAGTTGTCAGCAACGATGAAGTCAGCAGTGGTAGCAGGACCTTGGTAAACGAAAGTACGGAAGTACATTCTGTCATATTCCCAAGGGAATGCAGCAATATCGCAAGGCTGGCCATACTTAGTAAGAGGCTTACCAGAAATACGAAGGATAGTTCCACCTACGTTCTCGAAAGTATAGAAGTCAGAGAATGTGATATTGTCAGGGTTGTTACCAGGAGCAGCAAGGTTCAATTGGAAAATGAATTGATTAATCAATGCATTTGTATCAACGTCAGTGCAAGGATCAGCACCACAATCGCAGCAAGGAGCTTGTACAGTTACTGAACGGGTGAAACCGTTGAAGTACAAGGTGTCAAGATAACTAGAATGAGCTCTTAGAGTAAGAGTCACAACTTCCCCACACTGTACGCTCCAATTAGTCACATCAGTGATTTGGACAGCAGGAGTACCGCAACCTGATACTTTGTACCATTCAGTTACGTTAGAAGAGCAACCTGAACCAGAAGGACAACCCTTGATTTTATCAGAACGCTTAGAGCCTTGTAGGTAGGTGTTTTGTCTACCTTGAGCTACATAGAAGTATGGAGCAGCAGCAATATTGCCAACTGTAGCCACACTGTAATCGTTTCTGAAGAAACCAACTTGACCAGCGGTTAGATCCTGTGTAGAACCAGTGCTAGGGAGCGAAGTTTGCCCTACTGGAACTACAAAAAGGGTGGTTAACGAGAAATCAGCCATTTTTTTGTTTGTTTGTTAAGTTTATTTATTCATTTGTTTGTATTCTGAACTGGGCACTTTGTACCGCAGATGCATTCTCTGTATACATTGCTAAGTTCTGGACAGTTAAATCTACTAACTCGTCTTCCAGATAAGCTTCAAGTTCACAATCAACGTCTGTTGAGGGTTGACCATCAAACCTGATGTAGCCTGTCTTATCAATGTAGATTGGGTATCTCATGTACGAAATGTATATCGCAGTTGGAGTGAACGTTCCGTCAGTGAATATACTAATTTCATCTGAAGAGATAAAATTAAATGTTTCTTGATATTCAAAGGATGGCTTGTAGTGAACATTATTCAATAAGAATTGTAGATCACCATGTTTTGCCAAATCTTTATTTATCCAGATTTGTCGATCCTTACATACACCTTTGTCAGCTAAAACATAACTGTCAATGTAGAACATATATTTTGGATCAAGCAAATCAATATCAGCTGCCCACTGATTTAGTGTTTGGTTTTTGAGATGAAGATTTAACACGCCAGCATTGTAATTAATTACAAGCTTCTGTAAGTCTTCGTAACGCTTTTTGAAAGCGTCTAGTCCCATTCCACTAACAACACTAAATCCATCAACCTTCTGTTTGATAAGTTTAATTTGCGCTTCGTTAAGTGCAAGTATTTTATCTTCTAGTTGAATCTGCTGATGCTCATTAGTTGATAGTTTATTTAGTTTTTGATCAATCTTATATAATAAACTATCTACAGGTATCATACAGAAGCGAGTTTCTTAGATTTCAACTTTTGTTCTAGAGTAATTAGTTCGTCTTGATTATCATCGTTAGCCAAGAATTTCACCAATTCATCTTCGTCTTTTGCCACTTCATATTCACCTTCAAAGACACGTCCACTGGACTTAACTCTGTAAACTGAATGTGCAATAGCTTGCTTAACCAAATCTTTGATATGGAGTAAATTTTCCTTCATGTCTGCAAATCTGTTAAACACTTCGATTGTTGACAATCCTTGGTATTTACCAGACTTGAATTCAGTCTGCTTGAGAATATTATCCACTTGATTATATACAAAATCTTCTTTCGAATCTTCTGTAATTGGAAGTCCTAGAAGTCTTGCTACTTTTCTCTTCTTTTCAGGAGACATAGAATCAAATTTAACAATAGCTTTATTGATTAATTGTTTTTTCTTGTAAATCACTGCATTTTCTATTTCATCATCTACAACATAATATTGTGTATCTGCTGGAAATTCACCTCTTTCCCATGCTTGGTAAGAACTAGCAATAGTTGGATGAACTCTCAACCAAGAGAAAGCAAGTTCTTGAAAAGGTATTACTAAATCGAAGTAGTTGTCACCATCAAGAAGTTTTACAGGTTGGACATGACTAGTATCGTCTGCTGATCTTGATAATCCATAGTTCCAGAAAGTAGCCCTTGGTCCAAGATCTATTCCACCTAAAGCATTTTCAAGTTTCTGTCTTAACGCTGTTACACGTTCAGTTTCTAGTTCACGTTCTGTAGGATCAGCAATTCTTTTGATGTAAGCAGCATCAGGATCTAAACCTGTTCTGTATCTTCCATCAAGTTCCTTGTAAGGATATTTAAAAACTCCAGTTCCTGGAATTCTTGATAGTCCTCTTTGTGATAATCCTCCTTGCATAGTTTGCAAGCCAGCACTGTTATACTCCTTCTTAATAGTGGAGATTTTCCCTAATTTACCCATTACGTAGTTATTTGATTATTATTGGTTTGTTTTGCAGAGTGCACCAATCAAATGGCTAGGCTCACTGACCCACACTCTGTTTTAAAGAGGAATAAAACTCCCCTCATGATTGACACGAGGGGAGATTTTATATTAGAACTGTGGAATTTCTTCGATTAGAACAGTTCGTGACAAGTCTTCGATGAATACATCGCAACGATCTTGCATCCAGATTTCATAGCCTGGGAATTTGTTGGCAGAAGACATACCCTGAGACTTAGCAAAGCCTAAGTGGTGTCTACGTCCATCAATATAACCCCAAGTCATAGAAGGAGCACCCTTCATACGTACTTCACGGATGTTGTTGACCATAGAGCCATCAGACATTGGAGATACGTCAAATACCATGAATACAGGAGTGGACTTCTTGTTCTGACCAAATTCCAAGTTGGACTGAGGAAGATCAAGTTCTTTCAAGTGGATAAGTTCAACACGACCAGTCTCACGAGTTACCATTGCATCGAATGCAAAGTTGTAAGTGATGTGTTGTCCTTCTCCTTGCATGTAACGGTTACCGCTATCTGCCATGAAAGTAAGACCAGAATTCAAAGCATCTGCTTTAAGAGCCTGCTGGAACACATCGAAGCCAGCTTCGTTAGTGTACATTTTAACTCTTCTATCCTTAACATCCACACGTCTGTAGAACAAGTCTCCAAATACGGAACGGATAAGGTTTGCGGAGAATTCTCCACGATTGTATTGTACCAAGTTACCATTGTTACGCATTCTGTGGTAAACACCAGCAGACACACGCTTCAATTCTTGCTTAGATCCATTAGTTTTTACAGTGCCTGGCTTAGACCAGATCATTCGCTTCACCTTAAGTTCAAGCATTGCTTTTCTCAACATGAATTCTACGAATGGCTCCCACTTAACATCGTTACGAGTTAGAGGAAGTTGGTTTCTACGCTGAGGAGCATATACCAAGATGTCAAGAGCTTTTCCAGAAGCATCCACCATCATTTTGTCATCAGCCCATGCAGTAACTTGGTGCTCAAAACCATATCCAGAACCAAGAGATTCGAACATAGTGATTTTCTCACCAAGTCTTGGCAAACCAAGAAGATCCTGATCAAATTCACCAATTGCAGCATCAACCAATTCTAGTTCGATACCAATTTGCAAGAAAGTAGAGCTTACAAAGTCCACGATTGGGTTATCAGAAACCAATGTGAAAGTGTAAAGGAAACCTGCATTCCAAGGAACTGGATCTTTTACAGCATACCATCTTGGACCATACTGACGAGAACCTACAGAAACGATAGCGTTCTTAGAGAATTCGTTAGTGTCCAATACCACCTGAAATTCCTGACCATCGATACCTGGCTTGCTCAACTCAGCAGTAGAGCTAGGGATGTCAATGATTTTAGGGAATTTGTAAGGAACTTGAACTTCCCACTTCCAAGAATCGCTGTTGTTGTCGATGTAATAAGGAGTGGACTTGTTGATCATATCAAGGAAGTCATTGCTATACAATGAGCTCTGAGTATACAAGGAGATAATCTTCTTGTCATAGTCAGCTGGCTCAGTAGAGTGGAATGACTCCAAGTGATTTGAATCAGTTAGCTTTCCTACGGCACGTTTGTCCATTGACGCAACACGGGCATAGGTAAAGCCAGTTAAACCTGGGATTGTTTGAATTGCCATTGTTTTTTACTTTGTTTAATTTAATTTATAAGAACCATGAGTTCGCTTTTCCAGGATTGCCACCAGAACCAGGTTTTTTACTGGTCTGTCTTGCGACTTCCTCAAACAACTGGGTTGACTTCTTAGTCACTCCTGTTCTTTGTATGGTAGATAGCGTAGGATCTTTTTCCAAAATCTTAAGGAGAAGTCCCAGCTTAACTTTCATAGCGTGGTTCTCAGGTCTCTTAAGTTCCAGGATAGTCTTGTCAAAATCTGTCAGGGTTTCACCTGAAGGAGTTTTGTACTTGTCTACCAAAAGGAAGTCTTGTAGTTCTGATGCCAATTTGGGGTTTAATGGAATTCCATCAAACTCCTTTGTTTTCAATTTGTCTTGAAGGACAGACTGAACGTTTTGTATATACTGATTTCGAACCATTGCTTTCTGCTGAAGTTGTTGTTCAGCTTGTTGCTCCATTTGTTGCAACTTTACTGCCTCCTTCTTAACAAGCACTTTGTGATGCTTGCTAGCAACTGTTTCTAGATCACCGTAGTTTCTAAGTCTTTCAACTTCTGTAGTGACATCTTCATCATCGAATCCCTGGTCTGCCAGAGCTTGTTTGATTACTCTCACTTGATTGTCTTCATTAGAAAGATCTAACTCAGCAAAACTCACCACATTGTTGTATACACCAAAATAATCTTTAGGGTTTATACCCTTTACAAATATGGCATCGAACGCTTTTTGGTAATCTTCTCCAAATTGACCTATGAAGTTGTCAACAATTTCAATTGCACCTTTTTTCTTTTCTGAGTTGAATTTCTCCAAGAATTGTTCTGGAGTTTCAATTACAGAATCCTCTTCTTCATCATCTTGTGTAAAAACACCAAGTTTGAAAAGGTCCTTCGATAAAGAAACAAATGGTGATTCTGCAACATCATCATCTTCTTCCTCAGCTTCCGCTTCTGCTTTAGCTTTGGTTGGTGTTGCTACAACATCTTCTTCTGTATCATCTTCATCATCATCATCTCCAAGAAAGTTTTTCAAAACATCTTGTTGAGTGGTTTCTTCACCATCTAGCTTTTGGACAACTTCTTTACCTTTTAATACTTCTGGTTTTTTAGGAGCTTTTGGTTCATCTGCTGTCTTTACGATTGTTTCTAACTTATCAGGATCTTCTGTAGAAGTTTCTGGAGAGAACAAATCGTCCAACAACTGTGTGTTACCTATCCCCATTTCCATAGTATCTTCAATACCAAAGTTACCAAATGACGGAGTGTCTAGGTTGTCTGCCATATATGTAGTTAATTATTTGATTGGTTTGTATGATATAAATGTACTTTCGTTTATAAAATAATCAAATAAGGAATAATCAAAATTGTTGTTTTTTTGACACGTATAGCATTAATATCAATTTTTCCATATTTTATTATTTCTTATTGTTTTTAGATGCCCTATTTGTAGCATTTATCTTAGCCACTTCAACATCATTTTTCATATTCTCTCTAGCAACATTTAGTTTTTCTTTTTCAAGCTGTAGCTTCTGCATAGCTTGAGTGTTTTTAGATTGAATGTCTTGCATCTTCAATTGATAATCTTGAGCTGCTTTAGACTGCTGCATAGACAAATTTGATATCTCTAGTATATCAGCAGTGCCTGACTCATCAATATCTTGTGTTGCTGTTTCTCCTCTTGCAGCTGCATTAATGAGAGCTATTTCCTTCTTATTGATTCTATCAAGTTCTTGCTGATAGTTTTGGTTAGCCAACATTTCCTGCTGTTGCTGTTGTTGAGCCTGTAGTTGAGCAGCTGCAATTTTTTCTTGTTGCTCAAGCTGTTGCTGTTGCATTTGCATCTGCTGATTTTGCATTTGCTCTTGACGATCTTTGAGATTTTTGAATGTCTTCTTCATCTCTCTCATAGACTTAGTAGAATACAATTCTATTACATCATATAGTGTGCCACCATTCTGAATGACAGCTTGAGATAGCTGACGAAGCTCATTAAACATTTGTGTATCTTCTGGTCTGTTTGTAATAAACACCTTAAGGTCACGAAGCTTCAAATCATTACCATTCACTTGTATAAATGCAGATTCTCCCTCTGATGTAATGTATGATAGTGTAGACATAGGCTTAGCACTTTCTATATATTGTGCAGCATCTACAATAGCTTGGTATAACTGACCTAATACATACTCGTGTGCGATGAATAAAGGCTCTGTCTGGGCATATGACTGACTGACAGCTGTGTTGACACCTGTGGCAGATTCGCTCGCTTGTACGCTTCCTAAACGCTGTCTAGAGATGCCTATAAGTTCCCAGCATTCGTTCTTTAATTGAAGAGCAAGATTATATCTAGACTGAATTTCATTAGTTCTTGTCAAGTCTATGTTTCTTGCAATGGTGGTGTTAGAGACAGCAGCCTTTGTGTTCTCTGGGCTGTCATCATCAAATATAATACCACGCTCTCTTGCCTCCATTTCCCATACATCTAGAGCATCTTGATCATCTCCATCTTTTAGTCTAGGAACACGTCTAATGTTTACAGAAGCTACATTACCAATTTCCTTTTCTAGCAATTTGTAAAGCTGATTCATGCAAATGTTATACAACACCTGGAATGGCTTCATCAAATCTA